AAACACGATTATCATTTTGGAAAAGATCCGAGAACTCTGAAGATTGTTAAAGTCGCTGGGAGTTACAAACAGGGTGAGAAAATGATTGGAACGAAATTGTCCTTCAAAGAAGAATTTGAACTTGAAGAAGCAGCACCCGCAAATAGTGTAGCAGGAGGAAATGTTAATTTAGATCCTCATAAAAAGAAAAAGAGAATAAATGCAAAAGTTGAGTATGAAGATTTTGGTGGAACTAGAGTATATGTTGTTCCTAGCGAAAGATGGCACGCTTCTCGATTAGGAAAGAATAGATACTCAAGATATGAAAAATATATTGGAAATGATAAACTTGGTGAAACAATTCGTTTATATGGGAGAGAAAATCCCAAATCGCCTATTATATTAAAAAATGAAGAAAACGGCGCCATGTTATACCTCAAGTATGGGGGAAGTAAAAGACAATGGTAAGGAGCTAGGCAGCACATATCAATGGTTAATAGTAAAAGGTAAATAATTTATGCCAGAAGAAGAACTTCAATCTGTCAAGCTCGAAGTCGGTCTGTTGAAAAATGAGGTCGAAGTAAGGGGGAAGCAAATTGAAACTCTTCTCTCTAAACTTGATCTCACCGCAGACAAACTTCAAGAACTTACAGTACAAATAATAAAATTAAATACTCGCCAAGAGGATTATCTTAGGCACACTTCTAATATGACGGATGAATTTAAAATTCTTCATACTAGAATTGGTGATCTCTATGATAAACACTTGATAATGCAAAAAGAAATAGAGCAACGCCTTGACCGTTTAGATCAATATAAATCTAAACTAATGGGTATGATTATCGTAGTGGGTGGTGTCGTTGGTACGATAGTAGCCACAGCAATAAGTGTATTTTTAAAGGACTAACATGAAAACATTCACACGGCTTAAAGAATCAAAACTAGATGATAGACTAGATAAAATTGTTAGTAATGAAATCAAGAAACGTAAACTTTCAAAATTTCCAGTTAATGCTACTGATGATATTAAAATGAGAATGAAACCCAACAAACCGGCATTCAAATTTCCTTCACCAAATAGTGATATGATGATTCATGTGTTTCTTAGAAAGATGTTACCGAGTAAAGGACAGCCAAAAGGTATGATGGCTTTTAATTATCAGTTAGAGGACAAATGAGAACCTTTAAAAACTGGAATGAAGCCTGTTGGAAAGGCTATAAACAAATTGGAATGAAAAAAAAGGGTGGTAAGAAAGTACCAAATTGTGTTCCAGAAGAAGAAATTGATGAAGAATCAGAATATAAGGGTAGAAAAGTTAAACTTAATAAACCTATTCGCACAAGTGAAAACCCTAATAAGAAGTTTAAGGTTTATGTAAAGAATGCCAAAGGAAAGGTTGTGGTGGTTCGTTTCGGTGATCCTAATATGGAAATCAAAAGGGACGATCCAGCAAGAAGAAAAGCATTTCGTGCAAGACATAGTTGTGATGACAAGAAGGATAAGACAACCCCAGGCTATTGGTCGTGCATGCAATGGAGAGCTGATGCAAAGGTAGAATCATGAAAACATTTAAAGAACATTTAAACGAAGGTATGCCGCAAGGTGCTATAGCAGGATTTAATGGCGATGATGGAGAAATCATAATTTATAAAAGGGGATCTGGATTTTATGGAGATACAGGTGAGTTTGATTTTTCAGCTAAAAATGTGAAAGAACTTAAAGCTATATTAAAAGATATAGGGGCTAATCCAAATAGACCATCCTTTGGGGAATTACCAAAAAAATGAAATCATTTATACAACATTTAAAAGAGTTTACTATAAAGAGTACATCAACCCTTGTGTTTGAAGTTGGAAGTCAAGGACAAGGCTCTTCAGCTTTAAAGATTCCTATCTCCGGCCCCATGTTCAAAAGAATATGGCCAGATACGATTCGTACAACAGTATTTCATGTACTGAATGCAGAATATATATATGATTTAAAAAAACTTGAAGGAAAAAAGAAGTCTATTTCAGCATTTTTCTCAATGATGGCTAAGCAGTTTGAAAGTGGTATAGCTGCAGGAGGTGGTGTTGTTGCGGAACTGGAAGCCGATGTACTTGTTTCTGCTAGAGATGATATAATGAGTCAAGTAGATAAAGGAGGCAGAAGGTGGGTTGAAATGTCTTGGTTTGAAAATGCAGCAGGTAGAGGTGATGGCGCAGGATTCCAAGCAGTAGAACGTGACCTTAATGTATTAATAAGGGATCTTGTACTAAAACATCTTGAACCAATATTAGGAGATAAAGCCCGAACCGAACCGGAATTTTATCTTTGGGCTGACATGAAAAGACATCTAAAAGATAGTAAAAAATTAAGTTTAGTAATAAAAGACTATTTTGATGGTGTAGAGAAAATTATTAAAAAGAATTCAGAGGTACTGGGTAGTATATTTTATGGTTATGCCAAATCAAAAAGACAGACAGAAAATTCATGGGATGAACAAATAGTCAATAATATTAAGATTAAAAAACTTCATTATATACCAATTAAAGTAGATAATGAAGAAGAAGATGGAAATATTGAAAATGAAGAACAACAAGAAAATATAGATGCATTTGTTGAAAAATACAGTAGTATATCAGCAAAGAGATGGGATTATTCTTCGGAGTTAGAAATTTATACAAGAAAGGTAGTGGCAAAGGAAAGGGGTAAATGAAAACTTTTAAAAAATATGTTAATGAAAGAATGCTGAGTATTCGACAAAACGTTGATCGGATGAATATCTATTGGAAAGACCTTGATCACTTAGCCTCAGATGAACGAAAAAAGAAAAATATGGAAACCAGATTCGCTATTAAAAATATTAAACTTGATAAAAAAGGTAACATCTTATCATTTGAGTCAGTTGAAGAAGAAATTGATGCACACGCAAAAGTAATGGTCAAAAAGGGAGATAGTGTAGAAGCAATTAAAAAGATGCATCCAGAAATTACTGATGATGAATTAGAAAGCCTTATGGGAAAAAAGGAAGATAGAGACTACAAAGATGAATATAAAAAGTTTCAATCATCAAAAAAGAGTTTAAAGTACAGAGCCGAATTGAATAAGTATAATAGAGACAAAGGCACATACGGTAATGGTGATGGAAAAGATGCATCACATAAGAATGGTAAAATAGTTGGTATGGAAGACCAAAGTATTAACAGAGGTAGAGCCGAGAAAAGTAGACTCGTAGGATCAAAAAGAAAATGAAAGAAGAAGAATTAATATCTATGCTAGTATTGATATCTTTCACCTTTTTATGGTTCATAGTTCTGTTTGCATTTGGATTACTTGTATATCAATCGGTGGCACATACAGATCAGATTGAACAACTTATAAAATCTATAGAATTTTTTAAAGCAATTAAATGATATCCTTTACTGAAAAAGCTGCTGATAAAATCCTGAGTATCATGAATGAACAAAAAGTAACTGATGATACAAGAGTAAGAGTTGGTGTTAAAGGTGGTGGTTGTTCTGGTTTTACTTACACGGTAGATTTTGATAGTAGAAAGAGTAAATTTGATTTAGAGTTTGAATCGTTTGGCCTTAGTGTTTTGGTGGATAAGAAAAGTCATTTATACATTAAGGATACAGAAATTGATTGGTCAAATGACTTGAATGATCGCGGATTAAAATTTAACAATCCTTCAGCAAAAGGTTCATGCGGCTGTAGAACTTCTTTCATGCATGAACACAAGGAACAAACGAATGACACTAAACCAAGCTGGATGTGAAGTAAGAATAACAGAACAGGCAGCAAAAGAATTCAGAAGTATGTGTGAAGATGAAAACAAACTACTGGAAAATTCTTATCTTAGAGTTGGTGCAGATTCTGGTGGTTGTTCTGGATGGAAGTATAGTTTAGATTTCAGTGATAGCGTTGATTCTACGGACTTGACATTTGAGCAATATGGTGTTATACTAGTAGTAGATAAAATAATACTTAATGAAATAATTGGTGATGTTGAAGTTGATTATAAAAAGGGCAATTTAATAGAAC